TGAGCTTGTTAAAGTAGAAACACTAACATCTTCTATAACTCTTACAGCTTGTTCATCAGAGTTTTTTACTAATATTTGTATTTCTTGTATTTTTAACGCATCTTTAAGTAGGTTTCCTCTATAAGGTAGAGTAGTATTAAGCTTTACTTGGTCAACTCTGTTTTCCATAAACTTAACATTACCTGATTGCAATGTAATGTCTTCGTCGTTGTTTACAAAATACCCAAACTGTTTAGGTACAAAAGCTGATTGAGTAAATGGAGCCATTAAAGAATATTCTCCATCATCATATTTAAATCTATAGCTAAACTTAGAAAACTTATCTTTTAATAACCTAGTATCTCCTTTGTAGTCAACATCGTAATCTTGATTACGTCTTTGTATTTTAATTTTTAAAGTTCCCGATCCTAGACTTAATCCTGATTGTATATTTACAGATTGTGTCGCAACTGAAACAGCTATATAACCTCCGTTTTCGTCATTTACTGTTACTAAGTCGCCATTATTGACATTGCCAAATAAATCAAAATTATCTGAAACAGTAGAAGGGGTAGTGTAAGTTCCGGCTAGAGTTATAGCTCCAGTTGATTGGTTATATGTTCCAGTTGTTATTATATGAGCTGGTAAATACTCTTCAGAGTTGGATATTAGCGTGCTATTATCAGAAGAGTCTAAAAAACTAAAAGGCTCTACAGGTGCGAATTTAGCAACTGAAATATGGTCTTCGTTATAGTAGTAAGGATTATTAGTTCCAGAAAACTCATAACTATTATCAAAAGCTTTCTGTATATTTATTTTTCTTGGTTGGTTTCTATTATCAGTCCAAAAAAGTAAATTTTCTAATAAACTTATATTTATTATTTGGTGTGTTTTAGAAAAATTAAGAAAGTTTCCAGCTATTAAAACTCTTTTTTCATTAGTTAGTACGTTATATTGAACTATATAGCAAGCAGCACCTTTAGCATTGAAAGTAGTTTGTGGTGGTGGCTGCGGGTTACCTGGCGGTTGATAAGTAGTTGTTATATCTCCAGGCGCAAAATTACTTAACCTATCATTAGATGAATCTGCATAATCAGTTAAAAATAAAAATATTCTATCATTAGTTACATCCATGAAATAACCAATAATATCTAAACCATTTAAAACAACATCTCCATCTGTAGCATAATACTTAGCGTTGTTTTTAGCGTCTTCTAAGTAACCTAAATCTGTTTTTAAACTTGTTAACTTTCTATTACCTAATATATTTTCCAAAGCTCCAACATCCGCACCTTCAGATCTACTAATACTAACATTTTTAGCGTCTCTATATTCACCATTTGGTATAAGTCTAGAGTCTAAGGTTTTATTCATCTTAGACTTTAGAAAAGTATTTTTAATTTCTGGCATACTTAATGTTTAATCCATTTAGATTTGTTTCTAAACACTTGAGCTATCTCTTCTATCTTTATGTTGCTTAAACGTATTTTAGCGTTTCTAAGAGCGCTAGAACGATCTCTTTTAAATCTATTTACTACATATTCTGGAACACCTGCTCTACCTGACAATATAGAATAAGCTATATGCATGTACATTGCTTGCTCTGCCATTTTAGGTAATTTCATATCTAAGTCAACGGCTAAACCGTCGGATATATATTCTAATATTATTAATTTACCTGCTAAGTCGCTTGAAAAAGAAAACGTACCTGTTCTTTCGTTTATAGTAAACATACCATTTACTTGAGCTTCTTCAGGCTGTAATCCATATCTTTGGCCTATTAAACCTTCGTTAAAAGGATATCTATAATCATCTGGTTGAAAGTCTGTAGTTAAAGATCTGTTTTTCCATCTTTCTTCAGTTAATGATTGCTGTGAAAGTAAGTTAGCACCTGTTTGATCTTGAGTAGGTTCACCAGTGTCATCTTGTATTGGAAGTTCAGTTGGATTAGAAGTAACTCTAGTTGGGTATATAATATGCTTAGCTCCAGCACCGTCTACCCAAGAGCATTTAACATAGTTTACATAATCTTGTGGTATTATTATAGATAAGCTAGGTGGTATAGTTAATTCTTGAGATTTAATAACTTTTAAAGTATCATAACTAAATTCTTGTAAACCTCTTTTAGCATGAAACATTACATCAGTTCTTTTAGCAGATGGTATTAACTTGCCAGCTCCAATATATGCTACTATAAAGTTGTTTATAATATCATCTAGACTTATATATATGTAGCTACCGTAATTATTTCCAGTGTAATATTCAGCATTAGTTTCTGTTATAAGTCCCATTTATTATGATTTTTCGTTTACTTCTTCTTGTTGTACTTTCGATGCGGCAACTTGTACGATTTGTGGATCTCTTATTACGACACCTTGGTATAATAGCATTTTTAAAACTACTTCAGTTTGCTCTGAATTATGTAATTCAAAATTTATAGAATTAGCAGAGTCATAAACTAATTGACCTAAACTACCAGTTGTATAAGCCCAGTTAACATCAGTTGGTTTTTTAACATACTGCATTTTAACATGCGTAGGATCAACTATTGTATCTGGATAAACTAAAGCTTTATTGTCTTCGTATAAATATATTGGGTAATTAGTTGTAGGTGCAGTTAAAGGAGCTTTTCTAATATTGTATATTTCAGCTCTACCTACTCTTTGTATTTCTTTATATGTACTAGCATTTGGTTCATAAGTAATTGAACCTAGTCTATACAACTCAGAAGGAGTTGTAAAAGGATTTGTACCACCAATAGTTTTTTCAGCTACTGTTTGGTCGTTTTCAGTTTTAAATTCTGCAATTTTTTCATCTGTAATAGCAACTCTATCTGAATATTCTACATCAGACTGTGGTATACGTAGCTGTTGATTTAAGTCTTCAAAGTAAGCCTCAAATATTTCTCTTTGTACTTGGCTACCTATTTTATTAAATTCATCAGGTGTCATATAACCCCTTTGTTCTTTATTTAAAATAAGTAATACAGTTTTATATACAGTATCTACGCTTATTGCCATTTTTAATATTTTAAAAAGAGGCTACTAATGTAGCCCCTTGTAATTATAGTCACTTGTTATTTTAACTTTTTCTGGATAGATTTATAAACCTCTACGCCTTCATCAGTTTTAAACCACGCAGCTAAAGCTGAATATGGGTTTTCATCAAAAGGAACGTTCATAAGTTTTCTACCATTACTAGCCCAAGTAAATGTTCTTTGATCTTGAGATAGCTTCATAATGCCTTTTTCGCAGGCGATTATACCAAAGTTTCTTAATTGAACATTTTCATCGTTGGCTAGTTCAATAAATAGTTCAGGGCTTTTTTCAGCAAAAAGCATTAAATCTCTTTTTAATTCTTTACTACTCATCTTGCTAACGGCGTTACCTAACTCAACTCTTAATATAGCTTCAGCATCGTCAATTTCCATTTCTCTAGCTATATTTAAAGCGTCTATTTTAATTTCTATATCAACTATTTCGTCTTTAGCTATTTCTTTAGCATCCCATTCTTCGTATATTAAACCTTTTTGAGGATGGTATAAAGACAAAAGTTTTTGTAAAGATTGATTTTTTTTGTTTACAAATAAAACTCCATTTCTGAATACTACATGACCTAAAGTAGCTACACCTTTTTGTTCATCTACTAAAGGTGAGTTTTGATTAGTAGCATATCTAATTTCTTTATTTTCACCTGTTTCTTCATTGAACCAGAGCAAAGGAAGTTTTCTTGTATGTTTACTTGGTAATCTATATGTTAAAGGAGAAATATGTTTTAAAATGTATTTTCTATCTTTTATTTCCCAAGTATTTTCTTTAACTTTGTTTTTTATTTTTTTTGTTTCCATAATATAATATAATATAATAATAAATAGCTAGAGCGCTTTCGCGCCCTAGCATTTTTTTGCTTTTTATGCTTGGTTAAACAATACAAAATTGTTTGCACCTTGAACACATAAGCATCTCTCAGATAAGAAATGTACAGTCATAGCATCCAATGAAGATGTGAAAGCACCACCAACAGAACCAGTGATCCATGATTTCATTCTTCTATCATCTGCTTCAGAAGCTCTATATCTTACATGTAAGAAAGGACGTCTGATATTTTGACCTAACATTTGATCATAAACAGTAGATGTTCCAGCAGGTATTAATATACCTTCTACGTTTCTTCTTCCTGGAGTACCAGTAGGATCGTATTCAATACCACCAGTAGCAGAATCATTTAGATATTTCCAGTCAGTTTTATAAAAGTCATAAGAACCTCTTCTAAAACCAGAGAAACCAAAATTAAGTGCCATTTCAGCTTCGTTGTCAAAAAGACCATAAGAAGCACCATTACCATCTGCGCCTTGAGTGCTACCATTTACTTGAGCAATCATATTGTCTATTTCTAAAGCAACAGTTCTATTTAAGAAAAGCATATTTTCTTCAATAGCACCTTCTTTATCTAAACCTTTAAGTATTTCATCAAAGTCATCTAAAGCTCCAGAACCACCAGCAGCAGCAGCAAATCCAGCCATAATATTACCTCTATCTGCTACAGCAGCAAATAAACCTTCAGATCCTAAATCAGTACTTAAATTAGAAGTAGCATCAGCTTTTTCAGCTTCAACCATTGCCATTTCCATATAATCTTCAAATCTTAATCTAGTTTCAGATTCAGCTTTTAGATACCATAAGTATCCAGATGTACCATCTTCAGTAGCAACTTCAACCCAGCCGATTTGCGCAGCATCAGATCCGTTTATTTCAAACTTATCTCTAATGATAATTGGTTTGTTGTTGTATTGTGTAAAATCTGGTTCAATACTAAATACATTATTATCATAATCAGTACCAGATCCTTTTTCAAAAGCAGAACCATATACAAATACAGCAATTTCGTCATCAGCAGCAAATTTACCACCATTAGCTACTAATAAACCAGCAGAATCATAAGGATCTACAGTAATAGTAGCAGTTCTAGCAACACCAGCGCCACCACCAGCATATACATAAGCTGTGTCTCTTACACGGCACTTTTGCTCACCAGCTGCACCTAAAACAACAATAGTTTGGTAAGGTTTAATAGCTAATAGCTTGTTACCAACACCAGCCGCTGTGTCAGCAGGGTCAATAGTTATAGTTATAGTTTGAGTAGTAGGTACAGTTGCAGTATCATAAGATACGTGTAATCTATTTTGCTCAGACCAAATTACTTGATCAGAAGTCATAGGCATTTCAGCTCCTACCATTCTCAAGAAACCACCAATAGTTCGGTTTCCGTATCTTTCAACTTCAGCTTCATATAATTCAGGTAGATATTGCTGAGCAAAATCTCTAGTACCATCAGTAAAGCTTAAGTAGTTATTGGCTAAAGTCATCTGTTTTGGAGCAGGCTCCAATCCAGGTAAATTTGCGCCAGGATTTAAATTTCCCATTTTCTAAATTTTAATTATTTATTTTTATTTACTCTTAATTTTAACTTAGAACTATCTACACCACTAATTGCTTTTACTTTTAATCCATTGACAAACACATCACCTGTAGACGTAGTCCTTGGTTCATTACTTACGTTTTTGGATTTAGCCATCATATCTTTTACAGCATCGGCTTTGCCTTGCTCATAGAAATGATTAGCTATTGTATCAGCGTTTTCAGCAGCATAAATGGCTTTGTGGTAACCAGCATAATCTTTTACTTCACCTTTTTCATTTAGGAACTTCCCAACAAAATTAGTTAGATCAGATTGGGTGTTAGCAACACCATCAGTATCCGAAAGTCCATATCTAAATTTCTTTTCACCAATATTGAAGTCAAAACCTTTGAATTCTTGGTTAAAGAAGTTTTTAGTGTTACTTTGGAACCTCTTGTGTTGATCTTGAACCATTTTCTGTTCTTCGTTGTATCTATTGAAAAAGTCCATAGCCTTTTGTTGGTCTTGAGTTACGCCGGGTCTCAACTTGATTTCGTCGTAGTATTTACTCTTAGTGTCCTCTAAAAATTTACGGGCTTTAGCAATTTCTTCTTTGAAGGCAAGTTTCTTTTTCTTTATATCTCGCTCTTCATCCACGTCTTCGTCAAATGAAAAGTTATCTTCTAATAAGAAGTTAACCTCTTCCATATCTAAGTGTGGTTTAGTCTGTTTGTAGTATTCTCTAATTAAAGTATTGTCATCTACGTTGCTATAGTCAGCATTTAATCTAACGTAGTCTTCAACTGTACCACCTGTTTCTTCCATAAACTTAACTAACTTTTCTACATTTTCAGGTAAGTTAACTTCTGGTTTAGCAGGCTCTGGAGCAGTTTCCATAACTGGCTCTTTCTTTTCTTCTACCTTTGGCTCTTCAGTAATCTCTTGTATTGGAATTACTTTTTCTTCTTTGCTTTCTTCGGTAGGTTTTTCAGTTGTTTCTTCGATGTTTTCTTTAGAAACTTCTTCGCTAGCTTTGGGTTCGTCGCGAACAAGTACTTCATCTGTTGTTTGCTCTTGAACGGCATCTTCTACTTTTTCTTCTTTTTTAGATAAATCTACTTTTATTGTTTCTCCTTTGTTGGTAAGTTTTTTAGGTCTACCTGGTTTCTTTTTTATTTTAAAAGAACCTTCCTCTTTTACTTTTTCTGACATAATATAATATAATAGTTAATATAAAATTACTTAGGAGCAAATTGCTCTAAGCCAAATCCACCCATAGTATCATTACCTGCGGATTCAAAGTTCTTCGGTAATAAATCATTTTTTCTTTGATCTATTAACTCAGATTGTTGCGTTGCTTGTATTTTAGTTCGTTCGTCTTTACGATCTTCTTTAAATTCTTCTTGAGACTTTTTACTTTGACCTTGAGCTTGAGTAAGTTGCATATTGTAATTAAACTCTAGTTCCATTAACTGTTGTTTAATTTGTGCTTCTCTCTCCATCTTTTGTACTTCAAAATCAGATTTAGCTTTTTCAAGTTGCATTTTTTGCTCAGTTAGTATTTGTTGTTTCTGAGCTTCTGCCATAGCTGTTTGTTCTGCTAACTGTGCATTAGACTGTGCTTGCGCTTGCATATTAGCTTGTTGTGCTTGTTGGTCTCTAGCTGCTTTATCTTTTCTACGCTTTTTCAACATTTGATTAGCTAACTTTAAATTAGCAACTTCTCTAATGTCAATAGCATCTTCAAGATCTATTTGTCCAGCTTGTAAAGCTATTTGAATATTTTGTTCTAGTATTTGTTTTTGCTCTTCATCTGGCTCTAATTCTAAGAATATACCAAAGTCATGCATATTTAAACTAGATAGCTCTTCTAATGTTCCTACATTATATCTAGATATACTAGACATTAAAGACTGTTTAGTCATTGGAAACATTAAAGCATCAGCTACTCTTAATGATATGTTTTCACAAGTTCTAAGAGTTAAATATAAACTAGCTTGTAACACATGTCTTGTAGCTACATTTGAATTAGCGGCAGCAAGTTTTTGTAAACCAACTAATGATTGCTTGTCTGGTAGCGTACCATCTCTAGCTTCATTAAGTCCGGTCACGTCTCTAATCATTTTAAGATAATACTCATAAGTTTGTATCAATGATTGTATTTTACCCATACCATTTGATGTAGCAAGTTCTTGTATTGGAACTTTGCCTGGATTCATACCACCATCTTGCGTCATTGATCTACCAACTATACTACCAGTCTGGAAATACATATTTAATGCCTCAGCTGGATTATAATTAGTACCATTACCTAAATCTACCTCTGCTAAACCATCTATATCCATATAAACACCATCAGGCACTATTCTAGACATCACCTGTTGTAGCTTTAGATGAGTTAACTGTATCATATCAGCAAAACCAGTTATTCTGCTTACAATTGATTCTATACGGCCTTTATACAATCTAGGAGCTACGATGTTATAGTTCATATTAACTTTAACAGTGTCAGCATATGGTCTTGTCATATTTTCAGCCATTTGCCATCTTAACATTTTTTCGTGCCCTAGTATTTTAGCTCCTGAGTATAATACTTCAATTGATCTATATGCCTTTTTAAAGTTGTCACCATCTGGTGCTTCTATAAATGTATCTTGTTTTTCTAATGCTTTTTCAAGTCCTGATGCAGTTTGCTTTATTTTAAATACTTGGTTAGTAAAAGTTTTGTATTCAAAGTATAATACTTGCACTGTATCATCATCATAACGACCACTCCAGTTCCTAGTATAGTTTTGATTACCTGGATACTTTTGTATTTCTTCTAGTTCACTAGGTGTTAATTCAGGAAACTGCTTTTTAAGTTCTGCTAAACTAATAGGTTTTACTTCACCTACATAATATAAATCTTCAAAATTAGGATCTTCAGTATATGAATAAACTAAACTTGCTGGATCTACATAATCAACTGTAACACCTTCTGATCTGTTAAAACAGGTTTTAGTAGCTGCAATACCTAATATAGTTAAATCTTGATTTAATCTTCTTCTAGTTAAATCATATTTGTTTTTAGCTAATATATTATTAATAACTTCTTCTTCAGCTACTTCAATAGATTCTTTATAATCCATTTGCATATGAAGCTGTAGATCTTCTTCGCTTTCCATCTCTAAACCTTTACCTTGTGATTTAGAAACATCAAGACCTGTCATTTGTTGTATTTGGTTGATAAGATCTTTTTGCATCATGTCTCTCTGTAGAGCTTCAGCATAAGCAGTTCTTTTCATTATAGACTCAGGATCTTGAGCATAAGCTTTAATATCGTAAGATCTTTGAGACATACCATTTACAACAATATCTACAAACTTAGGTATAACTGGTACGGGCTTCCAGTCTAAGTTTAAATAAGATAAGTCGCCATTAATAGATAATTCGTCTTTGTATTTTTGAATAGATTGTTCTCCTCTAGCATAAAGTCTTAGTTTATGGAAATTATTATAGTTCGTATTAAATCTATCGTACCAACCTCTGTCGTTTCTAAACCACTCAGACTCTATGGCTCTACCTACTTGTAAACCATACTCATAAGAAGCTTTTTCAACATCTGGCACAACCTGATCCGGAAAAGAACTATTGTAATTAGTATTTATCATCTATTTTATTTTTGAATTATAACCCGTGTTATCATATCTTTTAATACCTAAAGCTACAGTTTTTGTTTGTCTTTTGTTAACAGGTGTATACCTATTTTTATTACAAGCCATAATAGCTAAACCTGAGCTTATCGAAGCATCGTGCTTTGTTCTATTGTTAATATTGAACTTAGACCAATCTTCTAATGTCTTTTGATGGTACATATCACCGTAACCATCTTCTTTTAATCCTACATAGTTTTCTATATAAGATTCTATAGCAGCAGCATGTGCTTGCTTAATATCTTCACTTGTGTTAGGTATTCCACCTATTTCTTTTTCAGTGGTTGATAGTTTATTCCATATTTTATCAGGACGATTCATAGAATAACCTCTGTAACCTCTTCGCTTCAAATAGTATAAAAACCTAGGTTTGTTATTTTCAGCAAGTATAGGCATGCCATAAAATACCATAGCCATTAATACATCTTCAAAGAATATCTCAGCTGTTTGTGGCCTTGATATATATTCTAAAAAGAAATGATTTGGCGGTACGTCTTCCATTGAAAACTTTGTAAGTCCGTGTAAAGCTCCGTTAGAACCCTTGCCATCAACTGTTCCTGATATATCATAACTATCTAAACCAAATGCTCCAGTGTGTTCATTTCCAGGGTATTTAACTCCATTCTTTAGTATCACTCGATTTTGAAGACTTTTAGGTGGTACCCAACTTATCTGGAACCTACCTGATCTATTTGGGCTAAATATAACCCTTGAATCTTTAATACCATTTTCCCATTGAAAGCTACCTGTTGTAACAGCTGCTGAATTATTAAGCTCAGCATTAAAATCAATTTGTTCGTATATTTTAGTTAAGTTAAATAAACTATCTTTTGTTTCATCTCTGAAAGCATGTGCTTCAGTTCTTGGAAACTGTCTATAGTATTCATTTAAACCATCAGGATCTTCTCTTAAACCGTCAACTTCGTTTTCCCAGTGCTCGATAACTCCCGTTGTAATTTCATAGCCATCAACTCCTTTGATTGGAGTTTTGCCTCCAACGAAGACAGGTAGTCCATTAGTATCGATGAATCCTTCGTAGTTCCATTCCATAGGAATGAACAAGCTATAGAGCCCAGAAGATGTTTGTCCGTTTCTATTTCTTTTAGTAACGTCTGAAGCGTAGTATAATTTTTTGAAGTTGTCTCCACCTTTGTCTAAAGCATTTGAAGTTGAGCCCATCATACATTTACCTACGATTCTTGATCCTAGCCTTAATGTAGTTTTTGTAACTCTCCAGTTGTTTAATATATTATCAGGCCTCTCCCATTTACCACTTTCATCATGAGCTAATAGCTTTAGCTTTTCACCATCATAAGAGTTATCACCTGTGTTTTTCCAGTCAATAGTTGTATCAAGTCCGTCTAGTTCTCTAAGCTGTTCATTCGATTCAAGCTTTCTTCTAGTAAGTTTCGATGCTGGAACACGATATGCCAATTCAGTTTTCGGCCGGTCCATACCATCTTGAATGGGTTTAAAAAAGAACGGGTAGTTAACTGATATGGGTACAACTTTATCTGTGAACATTTTTTTGGCATCTGCTCCAGACTTGGAAAGTATTCCAAATCTAGCATCGGAAGATATTGTAGCTTGGTTGACAAGCTCTGCGCTTGACATAAAAGAGAATCCAGATCGTCTGTTTTTGAGGTAGCACATGCCGTAACATCTTGCATCTGCTTTACATGCTTCCCAAAATATAAAGAAGAGTCTGTTTGCTTCTCTAAAGTCTGGTGCTCCAATGTCAATCTTTGACCATTGCAAGTACATGTAATGAGTGCCAGTAATGTAAGTATTAATACCATTATTGTAAAACCAATACCCTTGTTCTCTTCTTGTAAATTCATTGTCAATATAATCGTACCATTTCTCTTTAAATTCAGCTGGATATTCCTCCCAGTCAAATCTACTTTTAATATTACTTAATTCTTTTGGGTATTCTTGCTTTTCCCAATACTGCTCCGCTTTTTCTTTACTTCGTTTAAACGGTTCATTTGCTGCTGGTAAAGCAATCCTGAGATTCTGTATTTCAATGATTTGTCCAATTTTACCTGTTTTACTTATTACTATAAAATCATAATCAGAATTATAACCATAATCCCATTTTTTAAATCTATTGTTTTTAGCTAATATCTTAGGATTTACAACGTCCTTAATTTCTTTCCAAAGAGTTTGCTCGTAGCTCACTTGCTTCTCCCTTCTGCAAAACCTTTAAAAGTTTTTTGTTCTTTTACTTCTTTAGGTTTTTCATTTAATATATCCTCCTCTTGTTGAATACGATTAAGTATTTCAAAAGCATCAAATATAGCTAGTTTTTTAGTTGCGGCAGCGTTTTTTAATCTGTCAGCGCTTACATCATCGTCTGAGTCAACAATCTTTTCTTTTGCTACCTTAATAAGTTCCTCAACTGCCTTTTGCCCAGCTTGGATTATTTTCTTCTTCGTTTCCTTGGTATTCATGAGTTAAAGCTATATCATTAGATTTCATACAATAAAGTCGTTCACCTTCTATAATAAACTCAAACTCAGAGTTAGGTGTAAACGTAATAAGTGTTCCAGGTGTGATTTCTAGAGCTTCTAAGGACTTGTTAGAATATTTTACTATTCCAATATTAGGTTGTTCTTTTCTGTTCTCTAAGACACTTTGGTTTTTTAGTGGTTTTACGAAGCAATAGTCTAAATGTGTTTTTAAATTATACATATAGATTTGCTCAGGCGCAACAAAATAAAGATCATCTTTGAAATGAGTTGAACTATTTCGTTCTTTGCCTTTTTGATCATACCATCTTCTAAATATATTATGGTGAATATATAATTCATCTCCTATATTTATTTTAGTAGTATAAGCTGCAGGAGTCGAAACTACTACAGCTTTTTTACTAATAAATCTATGATCTTCAATGCCGCTGTTGATAATAAGATCAGTACCAGCAACTGTTCTTGTATTGTCATACCTATCATTTAATGGTTTGACAATGAAATAATACAAGCTTTGCACTAGTACTTAAGATCATACTCTACAGATATAGCCATATTAGCATTAAACTTTTTCCAAGGTAAGACTTCATTATTTTTAGTTATAAAAATATTATATGATTGGTCTTGGTCTTCAAAAAGAATATCGCTAATAGTATGTCCACCGTATACTTCCTGACCAGTTGAATAATGCATTGCATCGTTCTTGTAATCAGAACCTATACTAATCTTCCTTATTACTTTCGACATTTTCTTCTATCTTAGTATAAGAGCCATCTTCAAGATCAATATTAATAGCGCCGTATTCAGCTTCTAATATTTCTTTATAGTCTTCGATCTCTTTATTAACACCAGCTATTTCATGCAATAATCCATGCTTTTGGCTTTCTAATAAACCAATGTTATGGACTAATTCATTAAGCTTTTTTTGTTGTTCTTGAATTAATTTTAATTCTTCTTCTTTGATTTTCATTTGATTAGATTTAATTGTTTGTTTTATTTATTCTCCTGGTCCTGGTTCAGCAGGTGTCCATTCTGGAGTAGCTAATAAGACTAATATTTCTTCATGAGTATAAGTCCCAACAGGCGTCAACGAACCGTTTGTAATAAAGCTAGGCTCTACCTGAAAAGACAAAACACCTTCAGTATTTGCTACGTTTCTTCTCATTGTTTGAGCAGAAGACTGATTTACTTGGCTGAACAAAACAGCGTTTGTATCAGATAAGTTAATTACTACATAAGTTGTTGCCATTGTTTAATTGTTATTTGTTAATTACTTGTTATTTATATATTTACTTGTTTTAATATTTTTTTACGAAGTGTTAATACTCCTATAAAATTCTTATTAATAAAACAAATTATGTTAAATTGTAATAATTTATTATATTTTGATTTATACTACTAAGGTCTGTTTCTTTACTTCCATTGTAATAAATAGCTTCCATAAATTCAGGGCCTGCCGCCTTGTTGTTTTGGTCATATTTAATACCACTTATACTTGATTTGTTTGGATGAGTAAAATTTGTTCTTGATGCTTGTAAAGTATTGTTTACATAATATGCAGTTGTATCTGGTGCATCTTGTATTAGAACACTGAATAAATATGGTGTATCTGTTGCAAATGTATTTGTTGAGCTTAAAATTTGATTTGAATTTACACTGTTATTTAATTCTAATTGGTCTGTAGTATCATCATATAAAATTTCACTTGCTGGAATATTATAAGCTGTAGGAGTAATAGAAACACCTTCAAAAGTAAAACCACCAGCAGGGTCTTTTACATTAGTAACTGTAAATGTACTCAAAGGCGTTCCCCCCATAACACTTGTGCCTGGAACAACTGCATAATTTTCTCTATAAGCACAATTTAATGCTACAAACGTACTACCGCCTCTTGTTATAGTTTCTAAAACACCATTTGTAACAAGTTCATTAAGCTGGAATGATCCACCAGAAAATTGAGTTATTGCTGTGTTCTGTGTTTGATTATAAAATTTAACAACTTCTACAGTATCAGCAGATGGCATTGAATCAGGATTACTATACCCAGGAGCCGCACAAAACTCTCCTAATGTAGTAGATAAAACACCAGATGTGACAGCTGTTATTGGACTATCTAAAGATGTGTAATCATTACTATCAAAATGTAAATCCGCTTGGTCATCTGCGGTTCCTGTTGAACCAGCTGTGCCTCGTCTTTGTATTCTCATAGAAAAACCAGTATAATTTGTTCTAAGCTTTCTCATAGATACAGCTAATAAGGCATCTGTTCCATAATCATCTAATAATAGAGGAGGCGTTGGAGCTACATCTGTAACTCTTGACACAACACTCATCCCACTTGATATTGCATTTGCCGTACTATATGGTGCATCACCTACTAAATTACCTTCTGACATTCCGCTAGATACTCCATTAGCTGTTGTGCCTACGCCATTTGTTAGTTTTGCTTCAGTCATATTTTGACCATCTCCATTATTACTTCCCTTTTCGTCTGCAAATATCCAACCGCCTGTAAAACTACTGTTTTCACCTAACTGCCACCAAGAAACAAGGTTAGAATATGCAGAATGTGAATTTAAATTACTAGGAAGGCCTTCATTGTAAATTTCTGATACTTGTGCAGATGTTAAAGCAGCATTCCAAGTTGAAAAATTTGAAAGCTCACCTGTGAAAGTGTCAGAAAGTCCATAATAAGCTCCAATTGTTAGCTTTTTATTTTCAAGACTAACATCCCCAACGTTTACAAAACTTAAATTTACATTTACAGAATCAATATAAACTTTGCAATTACTTGCACTATTTGGATCATAAACAAAAACCATATTATGCCAATTTGTTGTATCTGAAAAGCTATAACCTCCAGAAACCATATGCTGATTACTCCTTAAAAAGCTAAATACACCTGATTCGTGTCTAATAGCTAAACCTCCATAGTTGTTGTTTAAGTCACCGAAACCTACTAAACCTTTACTTGCTGAAGATGAACCAAGCTTGAACCAAGTTGAAATAGTCATAGTGGTGGTTAAAGTTGTAGAGCCCCCTGAAATAGCTGTTAATGCAGAATTACCACAATCTATATAATCATTATCTGTTCCAAGAAAATTCATAGCATATTTACTATAAGGCGCAACTGTTTGTAAGTCACTTTGAACAAGGTTTGCTTGAGACATTCCTGAGCTTGTGCCATCGTTAGAACCAGCGTGGTCTTCAATCGTCCAATTTCCTGTAGAAGAATCATAAGTATCAGAAGCATCTAATTTCCACCATCCTTGAATATTAGAGTTCTGAGGTATATTAGATAAAGTTCTTATTGGTGAGCCATTATTATAAAGAGTTTCTATTTCTGTAGATGATAATGATGTATCCCATATTTGAGCATTTGAAATTTCTCCAACCCATAAAGAAGATGAGTCAGTATCAAATTGACCTCCAATCACTAAATCATTATTTGCAGATTGTGTAGTATAAGTTGCTGTTGCTGTTTGTAGTTGTCCGTTAATGTACAGTTTTAAGTTAGTGCCATCTCCTAAACCAACAACGTGGTACCAAGTATCATTGTTTATTGCACTATCACTCAATACACTTGTATTTCCGCCTGCTATCAATCTAACTTTTCCCGTATTATCAAGAGAAAGCAAATAAGGAAACTGTACAGCAGTTGAATTTCTTGTTCCAAAAATACCAGCATAATTTGGAGCAGTAGAATCTTTTTTTATCCAAGCAGATAAACAAAACTCATTGTAGGTGCTAGCTGTTCCACAACGTATTTTACTACTACCATTAAAATCAAAAACATAATCTCCAATTGCATTGTTTTCAGCTAAATAATTTCCGTTCCAAGCAGATTTACCTAAAGGATAATAAGCGATAGGTGGACTTGGTAAAGCCATAGGGTTTGAAACGGATGTTCCACCGCCCCAAAGAGTTGTTATTTGGCTTGAAGAAAGAGGGTAATTGAAAATTGCTACTCCGTCTATTTGTCCATCAAATTTTCTATCATTTACACTCCACCCGCCAATACTAAAACCATTATTAGTTGAATAATTAAGAGAAGGTAAACTTGGAGTCGCTTCTAAACTTCCATCAATATAAACTTTTAAAGAAACTTGGTCGTAAGTCACTACTAAATGATGCCAATTTCCGTCATTAGTTGCTGGAACTGTTATTGGTGAAACATCGTTGCCTCTTCCAAATATTGCAGCTCGAGTTGTTGAGTTTTGCCTATTAATACAATATGCAAATTGTGTATTTGTACCACCTAAAGTTGAATCTGGATTACCTAAAGAAAATGGAATCATAGGAGTAGACAAAGTTGTTTTGTACCATAAAGAAAAACTTCTTGGTTCATTTCCAGATATTAAAGCACCTGTTCCTGTTATTTTATCACTACTTGCAGAATCAAAGTCCATAGAATAGTTACTAAATTTACTCTGATTAGCATTTCTTGGCATTCGCCAGCCTGGACTTAAAAATTTTGTACTCATATTTTTATTTTATTAATCTCCCATTCTGTACCAAGCTACCGGATTAGGTAAGTTTGGATTATTTACGAAATCTGCTGTTTGGTTAGTTCCTGTTGCAGTCGGTTGGTAAATATCATTATAAATTTGTCCAGCATTTAAAGCTGTATCGAATATTGCTACTTCGTCAATTTCTCCAAGCATTGGATTGTATTTCCCGTTTTGATTTTCTCCTATATATAATGGTGAATTAGAAGTTTGTAAAGGACTTGAATTTATATTGTTTGTATTATTTAAAGTCTCGTCAACTCCATTGATAAATATTTTACACTTATTCGCCTGTGTTGATTGTGTTTTATCCATGGTTACCGCAACGTGAGTCCAAGTGTTTGCGGTTAATACATAGTTACTATAACAGTATTCTGAAGTAGTACTTGCAAAAAATCTTAAATGGTTATCTATATTACATAGCATCCAAACAAAATTATTTGCATTAGAGTCTCTTGTTACTGATGCTAAAATTCTATAAGAAGAAACATTATCCCATTTAACCCACATTGAAATACTTAACTTACTTAATCCATCAAAAGTAGAAAAAGTATTACCAGTTGTAAAATAATCATTTACCCCATCAAACGTCATACTAAAATTATTAGCTATTTGATTACCTACATATGCAGGTACATAAGGGCTAATATCACTTGGAATCATATTATAACTCTGAGAGTTAGAGGTTGATAAAGGTGCATCTCCTACACGATCTAAGATGTCTAAATTTGTTCCTATACCATTTGCATAAGTTCCAGGTGCATCAGCTGAAATCATTGTAGTAATAGTACCAGAGCCAACACCATTAGGCGCTCCAGTAATTGAGTTAGGAACAACAAATGAATTATTGTCGAAATAAGCATTTTCACCAAGTCTCCACCAAGAAATAGGTGCAGTTCCAGAGAAAGTACTTAAATCTTTTGGTCTACCATTATTATATATTTCTAATACTTGAGCTTCTGACAAACTATAATTAAATATTGAAGTTTCATCTATGTTACCATTAAAATACTTACTATAAGCTGTACCATATCCTATTAAAAAATCACCTATACTTGGACTTAATGATAACGGTATATTACCAAAATAAGACATAGAAGAACTTTTATCAACTCCATCTATATAAAATTTAATTTTATCAGTATTAGCAGAACCACTTGCATCATAAACCATTACAACGTGATGCCAAGTACCTACTGTTATCACAGAGTTTAAAGCTATAGAAGCATATCCAGGAGCATATTCAAAATACATTTTATTAGCTGTTCCAGCAAACTCAAAAGAAAAAATATAACTACTTGAGTCATCACCCCAAACAACTTGATTTGTTGTAATAATATTTGCATTTAACCAGCAAGAAACTGTTAAATTTGTTGCTGAAGGAATTTGAGATATTGCACCACAATCTATATAATCTCCTGTTCCATCAAAACTTAAACTATAGTTACTATAAGGTGAATCAAATTGTAAATCACTTTGTTGTAAAGCTGTACTTGGTAAAGTTGTACTTACTCCATTTACTGGAATGTTTTCTGCATATACATCTGAAGTTACTTTTGTAGCTCCATCATTAGTTAAATTTATTGATCCAGCAGAATCTTGTATTCCAGTAGTCAAATTATCTAATTTCCACCAAGTAGCAAGAGTAGTAAATGAAGATAAATCACTAAGAGGTTGCCCGCTGTTATATAAAGTGTTTATATCGCTATCTTCTAGCTTGGAATTAAATATTGTTAAATTACTTATTTTACCATCAAAAAAAAGAGCTGCATTTGTAGCGCCAGGTCCTCTACCTCCAACACAAACATCAGTACTAGCAACAAGAGTAGCTGACGGAGCTGAAAATTCTTGTTTAAATTGACCATCTAAAAACGTTCTTAAAGTATGTGTTGAGTCATTATAAGTAAAGGCTATTTGATGCCATTTATTAGTTGTAAAACCAAAATTTCTATAACCACTATCTTTCGCGTGTGTTCTTGTACTTCTTTTTATTGAAACTCTTTCTAGATCATTAATAGCTACAGTAATCCCTGCTTTGCCGCTATTGAAAGAATTACTAAACACCATTCCAGAAGTTGAGCTATCATCTTTGAAAACCCAAACAGAAAAAGAAACATCACCTGTGTCGAAGTCTGTTACAGCTGTAGTGTTTAAGTTGTCATATTCACTTCTATTAAAATCTAAAGCTGTTGTATAATTTACAGTTGGAATAGTAAGTGCACTTGGTATTTTCCAAGATGGGGTGACAGCCACTCCAGAGGAGATGTCTGTAGCGCCATTATTAGTTCCTGTATATCCATTACCAGAAGAATCTGTTATTGCGTTTTGATCATCTAGTTTCCACCAAGCTTGAGGAGAAAAAGATATATTAGTTTCTGGAGTACCAAAATTAAATAGAGTTGAAACTTGTGAAGCAGATAAAGCTGAGTTATATATAGCTAAATTAGATATTTCACCATCAAAATATCTAAATAAAGCTCCTCCAGTAGTATATCCAGCTCCTATTAATAAATTTTTAGAGCTTTGTGGGTCTGTTAAGTTTTCATCTCCAAACGCCGTATTTAAAGTTTGAGAAACTCCATCGACATATATTTTATTATTACCAGTACCAGCCCTAACTATTACAAGATGATGCCAATTACCATCAGTTAAATTTGCGGCATTTCCTGTTGTTGAATATATGCCATTATTTACTCCACCAGGCCTATAAAATAATACACCAGTACTTGGGCCGTTCCATTGAATAACCCAGCCGTCAGTATTTACGTTTCTTGTACCTAAAATAGTTTGTATTGCATTACTGGATGTTTTTAACCATACTGAAAAAGTCCTAACTCCTGTTCCAATTAAACCAATCGAAGAGCCAGCATCTATATAATCTGACTCTGAAGCTACAAAATCTAAAGCCTTTGTGTAATTAGGTGCACTAGGCGTATAAACAGAATCTGCATTTAGTTTCCACCAGTTTTGTGGAGTAACTGTATAAGCTGTTTGAGGAGAGCCGTTGTTATATATGTTATCTATGTTGGTTGATTGGTCAGAGTTCCATATAGCTAAATTTGATAATTCACCATTAAAAAATCCTGGAGTACTTGAACTTGTAATTGTAGAACCTATCGAAAGATTAGAGCTGCTTTCTGGTGAAGTTCCGTTCTCGGTGTTTATTGTCAAATTTATAGAATTTCCATCTACATAAATAGCATTGGTTGCTGTTGAACCACCTCTTATAATTACAACATTATGCCAACTTCCATTTGATAAAGTTGGTGACAATGTTGTATATATCATTTTATTATTTTTTTCATTAAAAAACTGTACAGTAGTACTTGTTATTTGTATAACCCACCCATCATCAGTTGATTGATTTCTTGTACTAAGTATAGTTTGACCGCCAGTATTAGATGTTTTTAACCACATTGAAAAAGTTCTAACTCCTGTTCCAACAACGCCAGCTGAAGAACCAGCATCTATATAATCCGTACTTCCATCAAAATCCATTACATAATCTTGCAATACACCATTTGGAAATTGCCATTCGTTTCCTGTAGCTGAAGGATACCCAGAGTTTTGTGCTTGCTCGCCTAATGGATAATAAGCTATAGGATTTAAATTTGAAGCCATTATGTTAGATGGATATATGTTGGGACTAGTCCCTCCATATAGTGCAGCTATCTCTGTAGAATCTAAAGCTCTATTAAATATAGCTACTTCGTCTATTTTGCCGTTAAAATTATAACTACTATTATTATAATGTTTGGCAATAGTGCTATTTGCACTTGTTAAATCATCTGTTAATCTTGCTGAAGTGTTAGTTTCTTCTAAAACACCATCAATCCACATTTCCCAATTAGTTCCTTTTTCTCTTTGTATTACTATATGTGTCCAACTACCTGTACTTAACAAAGCTGAAGATTGAAAAATTTGTGTGGCACTCCCACTTGCAGAAGCATAAGTTCTAACAGTATTATTATATATATAATGTCCAATTGCACTTCCTCCGCTATATCCAGAACCACTAAATAACATTTGAAATCCAGATAATGAGGAAGGATTAATCCACATTGAAATACTAAAACTATCTGCAAAAGAAATAGTTGATGTATTTAAAGATATGGTTTCGCTACCCCCATCAAAGTCCATAGAATACAAACTATTGACACCGGTATCATTAGCTGGGTTAGCTGAGGTATTTAACTCGTTAGGTAATAAAAAACTTGGACTTTTATACTTTGCTGACATATTCTATAATTTAACTATCTCCCATTCGGTTCCAATATACAAGAGAGGACGACAGTCCACCTGTAAATAAGTTTGCTGTTTGTGGTACACCATCTACTACTGCTGTAGCGTCGTATATTTGTTGTATTTTACTAGCTGATAATGCTTTATTAAAAATTGCTACTTCGTCAATAGAGCCATTAAAATATTTGCTTAGAGTACCAGAAATTCTTCTTGCTCCAATTAAAAAATTATCTGTTGCTGTAGTTAATGGAGTAACATCTACCGAATTACTAATACTTGAGCCATCTATGTAAATATTCATACCTGAACTATTATAAGTAAATGCTACGTGATGCCAATCACCGTCATTAACTATTTCTGTACTATTAAGAGTTGTAAAAGAACCACCGTGATATAATATTAATCTAATTTCACCAGTTGTTAATACTCTGCATTGTAATTGGTTATCTATAGCAGTAATTATTTGAAAATCACTTGTGTAGCTTGTTTTAATCCAAGCTAAAACTGCACCTTCATTAGAATTTAGAGAAGCAGAACCAGCATCCACATATTGATCTGTCCCATTAAATGACATAGCTTCCATATTAGCTATTCGCTCTACTGGAGTACCTGTAACTTGGTATATATATGGATTTATTAAAAAAATACTCATTAGTATATTTTATTGATTTCCTATTAAAGTAACTTTTAGTCCAGTTCCTGCTGTACTACTACCTATTGTGTCTATGTCTATTGTGATTTCTGCGTCGTCTGCTAAAGCTGAAGTGCTTATTACTGGAGCTGTTCCTCCTACAGATGTTTTTGATCCATCGGCTATTGTTATATCAGTACTTAATATACTAGTTCCGTTTTGATTTATACCTACTGTTATTGCTGATCCTGCTGGAGCAGTGGTAACACTTGCTCTGACAGCTGTTAAAGTAAATGCATAAGGCATTCTAAAAGTAGCCTTAGCTGTACCTGTAGCTAAATCTGTTGTTTCATCTGAAGCAGCTATTATAAAACTTTCTGTTACAGTACCTCCTGCATCAGCCCACTCCATAACCGCTTTATCATTAGCAAAACTACTTACTTTTAGTATTTTACCAACTGAAGGATCAGGATCTGGAAATTTAATAATATAACTATTACTACCCGCGTGAGTTGGACCTTCTAAGCCTACATAATGATTTGCTCCAGCAGATTCACAGCCTAGTTTAACTATACCAGCGTCAGATCCATTACCATCTAAGTAAAGAGTGTTTTGAACTTTTAACTGATCAGTTGTATAAACCATATCAGATGTAGCCGCAAAAACGCCGTTTCCAGTAGTATATTGTAATTGACCAGTTGTACCATCGGCATTATCTGTAGTATCTGTCCAAGGAACATTTACAAAAGCTTTTTCCGAGCTTAATTGAACTGCATATTCTTTAGTCCCTAAGCCAGTAGCTCCAATTTGTATACCACCTCTAGTTCCATCAGCTGCTAAAGGTAAACTATAAGCAGTAGCTGTAGAAGCTATAGTTAAATTATTATCATCTACTCTAGTAACTGAAATATCAGTTCCGCCTGTGAATACTATTGTATCAGTTGTAGAATCGCTACCAGTTAGTATAACTTCAGGATTTGAATCGCTACCTGAGTTTTGGCCTATACTTATAGTATAAGTTGTATCACTTCCAGCAGCTGGAGAGCCCCAAGTACCATCACCTTTTAAAAACTTAGTAGTTTCATTAGCAGCTGGAGCAGGTACTAAACCGTTTTGAGCGGCTGGATTATTGTTAGTATCGTAAAATAATGGATATGTAGTATAACTAGGAACTTTAAAAGTCCCATCTTCATTTAAGAATTTAATACTATTACCACTACCACCTGGGCTAGGCACTAAACCTTCGCTTGAATTAGTAAATTCTGAATATGTAGTATCAGTTCCATCAATAGTTATTATGTTATTACTTTGAGAAGTTGTAACACTGCCGCTACCTTTTATTAATACATCGTCATTATTTGTGCCACCTATTAAACTAATACCAGAGTCATTGTTGCCACTTCCAATACCTTGTAAATCATATGTAGTGTCATTGTCAGTTCCAGCTTCTATTGCGGTTACTCTACCTTTTACATCTACTGTTACATTAGCGTTATTGTATTTAGCAGCTGTAAGACCACCTACAGTAAGTAAAGAAGTAAAACCATTTGAAGCTACAGTAAAATAAGAATTATCAAAACTAGCTTTACCAGCTACAGCAGTAGTTGAATTTCCAGCAGTGGCTAAACCAACAGTAGAAGGAACAACTGTCCAATTAGATTCTGAAGTAGGATTATCTTGCTTAGCTATAATAAATTCACCTACATCAACAGTACTAGACCAGAAATTATTAACTCCTGTTCCAGCAACTGTAACAACATAAGTAAAACCTGTTAATACTCCAGTTCCAGTAGCAGGATCTGTAGTAGCATCATAATCACCCTGGAATACTGTTGCACTAGAGACACTAGCATCTACATAGTTTTTTGTAGCCGCTTCTTGATTAGCTGTTGGATTTAATAAGCCAGTGATTTTTTGGCTGTTCATACTAAAAGAAGATGTAGGAGCTGTTAGATCTGTTACACTTAATCCAGTTACGTAAGTTGCTATTTGACCACCTGTAGCTAGTTTGGCTCCAGAAGTGGCAACAGCAGCTGTATTAGCAGCTACAGTAGGAGTAGCAGATGTTCCGCCAACAATAGTTATAGTATTTGGATCGCCTGAAGTAACAGAAGTTACTGTACCAACATGCTGGTCAGTAGAAGCTATTGTTATACTGCCATTACCATTAGTAATAGTTATATTACTACCTTCTGTTAGCGTAGCTTTAGTA